CGCGGAACGGATCCGCCCAATCGGGCCGCGATGGGGCGGGCATCTTGAGGGGAGGCATCGAGGCGGCGCCATGGTCTGCCACTCCACTTAGTCGTCGCGGTTGTAACGAGCGTTGAAGATCGGCTTCGCAAACTCTTCTTCGACGCGCTTAAAATGCCGCTCAATTTCCTCATAGATCAAGCCTTGCTCGTGCGGCCGTTCTGTCAGGGTCTTAAGTACAGATTCAGCGCCAGTATAGAACATCTTCTCCAGTTCCCAGACTTGGGCGCCAGAAAGATGCCTCTCACACGCCTGTGGGTACACTACATATCTGATCTTATCGTGTAGTATGCTTGACTGCATTTATTGATCTCCAGTTGACGCAACTAGAGCTAGCCATTACCGCCGATACCGTCAAGAGCCCATCAGAAAAAATTTTCTGCGATATATTGCTATTTTGCGAGTTCTTGAATTTCCCACGGTGGGAAAAAGAAAAAATGTCAACATTTCTGTCATTCGGTAGAATAAGAATTCGATTGGTGAATGCTTGCATTTCCTTGGGCGATGGCGTGCATGAATCCCTTGTTCCGCAAGGTTTCAAAAGGAAATCCAAGGATTCACCCATCGATATTTGTACGGCCGGTGGGGTCTTTAATTTCCTTGGCGTTTGACACCACAAACGCGGTCATTCCGGTTCTTCCTCTGGATCCGGAAAGTTGTAGTGCTTCCAGGCTTGAATATCGGCGAGGATGTCCACCGGGCACTTCGGGTCATATGCTTCGCTACTGATATCGACGCCATCCGGCCAATAGACCACGGCGCCGCGCGGCGGATATTCGAGCCATGAGGTGCCCGCATGCCACGCGACGGTTTGCCAGTGCAGGGGATATCGAACGCCGCCATATATAGACGGTTCCGACTTCCCGATCCGCATGAAGTCTTCGGCCGAATAGCGGTAGTATTTGACGAGGACGTCGCGGGCTCGCTTCGTCCAGGTTACATATTGACGGCGGGACCGGAACACCTTCGGCAACTCGAAATCAGGTGTGACCGGGTTGGAGCGGAATAGCTTCACGCGACACCGCCCTTCGCTTCGAGGTAGCGGATCTCCCATGTCGGGTGCATGTGGCTGGTGAAGGTGTCACCATCGAACCGGACATTGATCCGGCCGTTTGTGGCTGATGTGATGACGCCTTGCCTCGCGGTCCTCCCGCCGGTGTACTCGATACGGCCGCCGCGCTTCGCTGGCACCCCGTAGTATTTGCGGACGTAAGCCATGCTCATGCGGCGACCACCTTTCCGGCGGGCATCGCGTAACCATGCTTCCTAAGCACCGCCTCAAGCGTGGTGATGGTGCCCGGCATGTCGCCGCGTGCGTCATAGGCGGAAACAACGGCATCGGCGGCTTTCAGAACTTCGGTTGCCGGTGAGGCCGCTAAACCATCCTCGAAGCCTTTTCGGTACGCGGCGAGGCGGCGGCGCTTGGTATCGCCCGGCGTGCTCATGCGCCACCGCCGTTCTTCTCAAGCTCGGCGATAAGAGCGTCGGCGTGGGCTACGGCGTCACGAGCCAAGGCGGCGCGGTCGTCAGACCTTCCGTTGTAAACGGCGTTACCGGCGAGAAGTCCGGCCATGGCCTTGGTGGCGATGTAGGCGCGAAGCGTCATGCCATCTTGCGACGGGCTCCATTCGGTGCCGTTGGCGTTCTCGAAGTAGGGGCGAGGAAAAGCGGGGCCGCCGGTCTTCATGCGTCACCGCCCTTCGGGATGAAAACGCGGATATCGTACGTTGTGCCGTCCATCATCCGATCAAAGGCGACCTTCCGGTACTCGGTGAAATCCACCTCACGTGATGCCGTGTATTTCACGGCGCCGCTTGCCTCATCTTCGCGAATGACGATGCCAGCCGCGACCAGTTCGTCCAGGGCGGCTTGCATCTCTGGCGACGGGACGCTCTTCACCATCTGGTAACGGAGCGAGGCGCCCGGTGAGAAGCCAAAGGTTGAACCGGCGACAATCGTCGCGATTTCAGAAAGGCAGCTCATGCGTCACCGCCTTGCGAGGCGGCGAGGATGTCAGCCGCATAGAGACGGTGCGGCCCGAAGGTGGACTCCGCATGCACCATAGGGGCATCCGTGGCGTGCCCGGTGACCCGCGCATAAAGCCCGGCACGCGTGTTGATCCGAACCGTGGAGCCCACCGGCAAGGTTTCGACCAGGATGCGCCGAAGGGCACGGGCCGCCTTATCGAATTGCTGTGATTTGAGCGCTAGCCGCTCCAATTGATCTCTCGTCATTTCGACACCTCTTATTTGCAAAACGTCAACGATGCTCTCAAGCGAGAGCGACCGCGCTTTCGGCATCACCGCCCCATTGCGCCGCCATTGCCTCAGCGATACCGGAGAAGAACCGGGAACGTTCGCGCCAACGATCCGGGCCGGGCGACATCCGGTGGACTCGTTGTTCCCGGCCATCAACGATGTTGGTGGGGACCAATCGAGCCAAGTTCTTGAGCCAAAAACACGTGCGCTTCGTCTCGCCGTGGCCGAACTGCCATGGTTGAACCGATTGCGCGGGCTCCGCATAGTTCGAAATGAGCGCCTTGGCGTGGCGATGCATTACCGGGTTTTCAACGCAGATCCGCTCAATCGGCGCATTCCAGAACGCGGAGAACAAAGCGGCGCCTTCCCGCAATTCTTCTTGCATTTGCTCCGCCGTCTTTCCAGGCGGCGGCACCGAAAGCCACCTCACGCCCGAATTGCAAAGCCGGGTGCAAGGCGGATGGGCTACCATGAGCAAGTCCCATCCATCACCTAAGTAGTCTCTGGCATCACCCACGATGTGCTTGTTGCTACCGTCCTCGGCTCGCAACAGATCGCACGACCACGCGTCGTGACCACGAGCCGCGAACGCTCTTCGAACCGTTCCCGAAAACTCGCATGCTACAAGAACCCTCAATTGCATCGCATCGACCTCGCGTGTTGTCATTTTGCAAACATATGCATCATGCATACCGCGTTGTCAATTCGCAAACGCGGCCCGCGCGCTCCGGGCCAATACATCGGGAAAATACACGAAAACATACAACGAAAAATACACGCTAAGGCGCTGAATTCATTGCAAATGTATGTTTCTATGCGATTTCGGGCGAAAACACATATCGATACACATAGGCATACAGGCATGCGCATGCATGCATAGGCACACACACATACACGTATCTTTCTTTTCTTTTTTCTATAGAAACATATATATATAATATAATCAGTGATTTAGATTGTATTTTTGGTTGTATTTTTTTGAGAAGCAAAAAATACATCGCTGAAAAAAATACAGCATTGCGGTTTTGCAAACGACCCCGCATAATTCCGGGCAATCTGAGTTCGAACCCGTTCCGATAGGTGGAAGATGGAAGCGCTTATTACCCGCAACATGACGGTGGCAAATGCCAAAGGCGAAGCCGAGACATTCGAAAAGAGCGATGAACCAATCACGATTGACGATGTCGAAACCTTCCGCCGCCTCAACCGGGCCGGTGCTGCCATCGTCTTCGTGGAAGAGGCCGGTGCCGATGAACTTGGCGCAACGGATCTGGACAAGATGACGAAGCCTAAGCTTATCGAGTACGCGAAGGCGGAGAACATCACGGTCGATGAGGCCGCGAAGAAGGATGACATTCTAGCCGCTATCAAGGCCGCTAAGGCCGCCTAATGGCTGGCGACATCATCGTCAAAGCGAAGTGGGATCTTCGCGAGACAAAGGCTCTGATGCGAAAGCTATCAGGGCCTAAATTGCATCAGGCCATGAGTGTGGCAGTCAATGACACCGCCCGCCAGGTGGAACGCAAGGCGGAGCAACTAACCGCCAAAACCCTATCTATCCCGGCGAAACGTGCAAAGCTCGGCATCTGGATTCGCCCATACTCTCAACCGTCCACGCTTACCGCTGTTATCCGGGGTTCCGGCTCCGTTATCCCTCTCAAGGCTTTCGGTGCCAAGGAAGAGGGCGATGGCGTCACCGCGAGGATATGGGGGAATACTGTCCATCATCCCGGCGCCTTCATCTTTGGTGGTCCTGAAACAGATCATACCCGCCCACTAGGTATGGGGGGCCACGTCTTCCACCGGCTCGGCAAACAACGCTTGCCAATCGAGAAGAGCAGGGGGGCCGCTATCTCCGAAGCCATGGCGAACGAAGCGGTGTCCAGCGCCAACGAAACCTATGGCGCCGAACGCTTGCAAGCCAACGTGCTCCGCCAGCTTGATCGTTACACCCGGTCCCGTACCGGCTCCGCGACCTCACGGAAGCGCTAGACACGTCACCCGTTCAAGCCTATCTTGATCCTTTCGTGCCACCGTTGGCTAAATCATTGAGATCATTCATCTTTTAGAATTCACGGGTCCTTCCTACCGGGTGCCAGGATGCGGGGAACGCGGCCGCGCAAGCTTTCGCTAGCGATAGAGCAAATTCATATGGTTATGATCCTTGCATAATGCTTACCTATTTGGCTAAGTATCGAGACGCGAAAAACCCGGCACATCGGCCGGGCTCTAGTGTCGGAAAGTGCTGGCTCGCAAGGGTTTAGCCGAACTCCGCCCGTAGTGCTTTGATCGCTTCCGCTTCGGCCTTGTCATCCCATCGGCGAAAGAAAGCGGTTACGGCACGTGTACGGAGCCCGGTGGCGATGTCTCGAAGCGTATGGCCTTCGCGTATCGTCCACCCGCTGGACGCGTTTCGGCGGAAGGCGACGTGAAGGATGCCACATATCTCGATAGCCCGCCGGTTCTGGCCATGGTGCTCCCACGCCTTGAGCGGATCCACGCGGCGCGGGAATTCCTCGCCGCACGCATAGCATAGCTTCACCGCCGAGTGCATGTAGGCGTAGCAGGAAGGGCAGCATTTGACCGGTGTCTGATGGTCCAGGCGGGCGCGGTTGATGATAGTCATGCGTCGCCCCGCATGATGGAGTCTGCCTTGGCGGCGTCCCCATGGTCGCCGCACAACAGAAGATAGTCGGCGCACCGCTTGCGCTCGGCGAGGATGGCGAGAGCGATAGCCACATGACCGTCGCCGCCAATCATGTCATAGCAGCATTTCATGGCCGCCGTCTGGACATCGGGCGGGATGTCAACGAGCGGAGATTCCGGCACCTCTTGAATGTTAATATCGCCGGGGTCGCATGACTCCATAATCGCAACGGCTTGCGCTTCGGGGTAGCGCCCCGCCTCAGCTATATTTGCGGTATAGCCTTGTTCGTTCGGCCGGTAGAAATAGCCGCGTTTGCGGATAAGGAAGAGCTTGCCCGTCACGCGTCACCGCCTTCCGGGAAGAGCATGGCTTGCCACTCGCCGCGAGCGTGGGCGTGCTCTGGCTTCTCCATTTCAAAGGCGATGTAGCCCCATTGTGTCGGGTGCGGCTTCATGTGCTCAGCGATGGCCACCAGCACGGCCGCTTGCTCTTCGCTGGACATCGCGGCGAAGACCATGCCGAAGGTGTCCGGGTCGGCTTCGATAAACACCGGCGCGTTGGCTCTGATATCAACCTTGATCTTACTCATCGGCGGAATCCTTTGGGCCGATGGTCCGGTAAACATCGGCGGCCACCATGGCGGGCCACAACATGCACGCCACGGCAAACGCGCCGCTTCCCGCTGGCGGCAACGGCTTGTTGTGGTTCTTCGAGTAGGCAACCACGATGCCGATGCCGATAGCGAAATAGATGATGAAGGCGAGTGCGTTCCTCATGCTTCCCCGCCTTCCGAAACCTTGGCCACGAAGTACCGGGTCGGGACATCACCACGGCCGCGCTCGCACTCGATAGCGTAGCCAACGGCGCCGAGTTGCTTGCGAAGGGTTCCGGCGATGTAGCCGCGCAAGGTGTGGCGCTGCCATCCGGTGGCAGTTTCAAGCTCGGCTTGTGTGGCGCCGTCATCCCGCCGCATAAGATCAAGCACGATTTTTTTCTTACTGATCTTTTTGGCTTCAACCTTGTTGCCACGGGTGTCCCGCGTCCCGGCATTCTTCTCGCCTTCGATGCGCTGGCGGCGAAGGGCGCGCCGGGCATCGATCTCTTCGCGGGTCGATACCACCGGCGGCGGAAGTTCGGCGGCGAGCTTGGCTAGCTCCGGGCGGCTCGCGATGGTGGCGGCATCGAACACGAGTGGTTCCGCCACGGACTCAAGGTCGCCGGTGGTCAACGGCTCCACAGTATCGAACGCGGCTTTCAGGCCGGACGCATCATTGACGGGCTCGCCGGTTTCATCGTCCACCCATACGCAATGCTTGGCCACCTCTTCGGTTAGAACTGCCGCCGCTTCTTCTTCGTTGGCGACCTCGCCGGTGTCCAAGCCATGAATGACGGCAATGGCGCCGTAGCTATCGAACACCATCACGCGGAAGCTATCGCAAACCTCGCCAATGATGCGGATCGCCGGATACCATTCGCGGGCGCCGTCTTCGATTTCGACCGGCTCGATAACCTCGATATGATCCGGATGCTTCGCGGCGATGCCACGGGCGAAGCGCTTGGCGTTGCTCTTCACGTTAAAGGATTTCATTCGAACCGACTCCGTTGCGGTTTGTTGAGTTTGTATTTTGCAAACGCTGGTATAATGCAAACTATGCATGATGTATAGAGCAAAGATCAAACGATGACGAAACGCAAACTTATAGGCGCTTCGGCCGCTGACTTCGCGGAGTCCGTGGGCGTGTCCTATGAGGCCGTCATGAAGCGCGTAAAGGCTGGCAAGTTCTCGGCCGAAGCGATCCACGAAGATGGAAGCTTTGATGAAGAGCTAGCCCGCGTCGATTGGTTCGCGAACACGAACCCGAACCGCATCCAGGTTAGGCCGGGCGACCTTCCTAAGCCTCGGCGCAAGAGCCCGGCGGACCACGGCAAGCAAGCCGAAGAGAAACGCGGTGAATACATCATCAAGCTTGAGCGCGCCGAAATCGCCCTTGAGAAAGAGCGCCTTGAACTGGCGAACTTGAAGCGAACGCACATGCCCGCCGATGAGGCGAGGCGCGCGGTTAGAACGATGATGCGCATGCATCGCGACCACATGCTGAATTTCGCGAACCGCCACGGTCCCGCCATCGCTGCAGAACTCGGCGTGCCCGCCGGTCAGCTTGTTGGTTTGCTTGAGGCGCGAATCCGTGACGCGCTCAATGATGCCGCCGACCAGCCGTTGCCATTCGAGGAACCGCCGGAACTGGACGGGGCCGCATGAACGCGCGGGTCGATATCAACGCCGTAGACTGGCACGAATGGTTATGCCGGGAAGGGTTCGATGCTTACCGGCCGGACCCGCCTTATACGGTGTCAGAATGGGCGGATAAGAACCGCTATTTGTCTTCGGTGTCATCCGCCGAGCCCGGCCGCTGGCGCACTAGCCGGACGCCGTACCTTCGCGAAATCATGGATTGCCTTTCCGCGTACTCGCCCGTGGAAGTCGTCAACGTCATGAAGGGCGTGCAAATCGGCATGTCCGAAGCCGGGTTCAACTTCGTTGGCTACACCATCCACCATTCGCCGGGTCCGATGATGTACGTGATGCCCACCATCGACATGGCGAAGAAGTTTTCCAAAACTCGCATTGATCCGATGGTGGCGGCGAGCCCGGCCCTTTCCGAAAAGATCAAACCGGCGCGAAGCCGTGACAGTGACAACACCGTTTTTCAAAAGGCTTTTGATGGCGGCGTGCTGGTGCTCACCGGCGCAAATTCGGGCTCCGGTCTTCGCGGCCTTCCGGTGCGTTGCTTGGTGCTGGACGAAGTGGACGGCTATCCGGCGAGCGCGGACGAAGACGGCGACCCCGTAACGCTTGCAACCGACCGAACGTCCACGTTTCAGCGCCGAAAAATCTTCAAGCTCTCAACGCCGACGCTCAAGGAAACCAGCCGCATCGGTCCCGCGTTCCGTGAGGGCGACCAACGATATTACAACGTCAAGTGTGACGCGTGCGGTAAACTACAGCCGATAACGTGGGATAAGATCAAGTGGGAACCCGGCAAGCCGGAAACCGCCGCCTTCGAATGCGATGGCTTCGATGAAGAGACCGGCGAGGTGTGTGGCCACCGTCATCCGGAGCACCGCAAAGGATTCCTGCTATCCGAAGCCAATGGTGCCCGGTGGGTTCCCACCGCCGAGCCGACTCGGCCGAACGTCCGGAGCTATCATCTAAGCGCGCTTTATTCGCCTTGGTACACATGGGCGGAGTGTGCGCAACGCTTCCTTGATGTCAAAGACGACCCCGCCAAGCTGCAGCCGTTCATTAACAACGTGCTCGGCCAGGAATGGGAAGACCTCGGCGGCGATAAGGTGGACCCGGATTCCCTTCTCGCGAAGCGTGAAGCTTACGAAGTGGATCCGCTTCCGGAGAAAGTGGCGCTTCTCACGTGTGGTGTTGACGTACAGCCAGACCGCCTTGAACTCGAAATCGTAGGGTGGGGCCGGGATGAAGAGTCGTGGTCCATTGCCTATCACACCTTGGCGGGCGACCCCTCCGAACTTGAGGTTTGGGATCAACTGGACGATTTGCTTAGCGAGCGCTTCGCGCATCCGGCGAAATCCGAAGGGCTCCGGGTCTCGGCGACGTGCATCGATACCGGCGGCGCGAACACGCAAGACGCCTACCGCTTCATCAGGCCGCGCGAGGGCCGCCGCATTTGGGGCATCAAGGGTTATGCGGGGAAGCGTCCGGTATGGCCGAAGCGTCCGACCCGGAACAACAAGGGCAAAATCAACCTTTACGCCATCGGCGTTGATGCCGCGAAGGAAGTCATCACGGCGCGCCTCACCAAGACGGGGCCAGGCGTGAGCGGCGCCGGTGCGTGCCATTTCAACATGGACCGCGACAAAGAATATTTTGAGCAGATGACGGCGGAACGGAAGGTGACCCGTTACGTGAAGGGCTTCAAAATCATTGAGTGGCACAAACCGGAGAAGGATCGAAACGAGGCGTTCGACTGCCGCGTTTACGCGTATTCGGCTTTGCAGGGTTTGATTATCGGCGGGATCAATTTGAACAAGCGAGCGAAGGCGATGGCCGAAGACTTCGCGGCGAAGAGGGGCGAAGACATGACGGAACCGAAAGAGGCGGCGGCACCAGCACCGACGGAAGCCGAGCAAGAGGCGCCTGCGCAAGAAGCGGAAATGACTCCACGTGAGCGCGGTGCGATAACGAAAAAGAAACGGAAGCGCGGGCGCGTCATCGCTAGCCCGTTCATGGGTTGATGCAATGGCAGAACTGACACCGCAAGAACTCGCCGAGCTAAAGGCATCGAAGGCGCGGCTATTGAAGGCCATGCGTTCCGGAGCCCGCGACGTCCAGCATGATGGCAAGCGCGTTTCTTACCGTTCGATTGAAGAAATGCAAATAGCGCTAGACGGCATCAACGCCGAGCTTGACGAAGCCGAAACCGGTAAGCGTCGGAAGCGCGTGATTTATGTGGGTGCGGGGCGAGGTTACTAATGGGTGTTCTTTCCAAGCTCGCGAATGCTTTCCGCGTCGGCGTCAGTACCAATCCATCCTTTGAGGCGGCGGGTCGGGGTCGTCGCCTTCGTGGCTTCAATCCTCCCAAGCGCCACGTAAACGCGGCCATTCGCGCGGCGGGCGACACTCTTCTCGCTCGTGCCCGGTGGCTCTATGAGAATGACGGATTCGCCGGTAACGCCGTGGATGAATGGGCCTCGGCATCCGTGGGCGATGGTGTCAAGCCGCGCCCAAGGATCAAGAACCGCAAGAAAAAAGAAGAGTTACTTGATCTCTTTTGGCGATGGACCGAAGAGGCGGACGCCGACGAAATGTCGGACTACTACGGCTTGCAGGAAAAGGCGGCCCGCGAAGTCTTCCTTGCCGGTGAAGTCTTCTTCCGGATCCGGGCACGCCGTCCCGGCGATATGTGGACGGTGCCATTTCAACTGCAGTTGCTTCCGGCCGAAATGCTGGACTTGGCCTATGATGGCGCCACGGCTTCGGGGAATTACATCCGCGCCGGTATCGAGTTTGACGCCATCGGCCGCCGTGTCGCCTATCATTTCTGGCGTTGGCATCCATATGACGACGTGCCCATCGGCACCACCGGCCTTCGCGAGCGGGTCCGGGTTCCTGCCGCCGAAGTTATCCACGTCATCGAAGGCCGCCAGGCGGGGCAGATACGCGGCGTCCCGCGTGTGGCTCGTGTGCTGGTCAAAATCTTCAAGGTTGAGAGCTACGATGACGCCGAGCTTGAGCGCAAAGGCACCGCCGCGCTTTTCGCTGGCTTCATCAAAGGGCGCGGCGAAGTCCCACTTGACATCGATGATGATGACGACGAAGCGGACGAAACGCCGATTGCTCCGATGGAGCCGGGCGCGCTTATCGACATCGGCGATGATAAGGATGTTACATTCTCGGCACCGGTGGACGTGGGCGGTTCTTATGAGCCGTTCCAGTACCGGAACATTCTCAAGATTTCGGCGGGCCTCGGCGTTCCATACGCCTATGTGTCCGGCGACATGACCAAGGGGAACTTCTCGAATGTCCGCACGGACATCGTGCGGTTCCGCCGCCGCGTCGGCCAATGGACTAACAACACGCTGATTTATCAGATGTGCCGCGTGGTGTGGAAAGAGTTTGTCGAGCGCGCCTATATGGCCGGGCTCGTGAAGCTTCCGGGCTATGACAAGGATCCGACTCCGTATTGGGCCGCCGAGCACCTTCCGCCGCGCCACGAATGGATTGACCCGGCCAAGGATGTCGCCGCCGAGAAGGAAGCGATTAAGGCCGGGCTGATGAGCCGGACGCAAGCCGTGGCCGCTCGTGGCTATGACCGCGAAGAGCTTGACGCCGAGATTGCGGAAGAGCGCGAGGCCGCGAAGGCTAAGGGCCTCAAGTTCGATGTTGACGAACCGCCCGCGCCCGCCGCTCCGCCGATGGGCAACGGCGGCCCGCCGCCGGTGGACCCGAACGAAGAAGCCGATAACGCCGACGAGGTAGTAGAAAATGCGTGACCTTCCACATCTGGCGTCATTGATTTTCAATCGCCCGCTTCTGGTGCGTGCCGATGTTGGCCGCCAAATCATTGACGCCATAGGGCCGCGCATTCTCACCGGCGAGGCCATGAGCCGCGCCGATGTGGTCGCCGAGATGTCCCGGCCAACGGTTGAGATGCGCGCACCAGGCGGCGCCCGCCGTTTCACCGGTGGCGGCTACATCGACCGGGATGGCATCGCCGTTCTTCCCATCATCGGGTCGCTTATCCGCCGTGGCTCTTGGCTCGATGCGGAGTGCGGCCTTATGAGCTACGGCTTGATTCGTGATGCCGCCTCGGAAATCCTTACCGACTCCTCGGTTCGCGGCCTCATGCTCGAAATTGACTCGAGCGGCGGCGAGGCTAATGGGTGCTTTGATTGCGCCGATTTCATCCGCTCCGCATCGGCGGCAACCGGCAAGCCGGTATGGGCGCACGCCAACGAAATTATGTGTTCCGCCGCCTATGCCATCGGTTCCAGCGCCGAACAGATTTGGGTCGCCCGGACCTCGGAAGTCGGTTCCATTGGCGTGCTCGGCGCACATGTTGACGTGTCCGAAGCGGACAAGATGAACGGCGTACATGTCACCTACATCTTCGCCGGTGACTATAAGACGGACGGGAATTCCCACGAACCTCTTGGCGAAGGACCGCGCGCCCGGATGCAAGCGGACGTGGACGCGCTCTATGATATGTTCTTGGAACTGGCTTCGCAGAATCGTGGAATGACCGCCGAAGAAATGCGCGCTACAAACGCGGACATATACCGTGGAAGCCTCGCGGTGGACGCCGGTTTAGCTGACGAAGTTGGCACACTGGACGAAGCACTAGAAGCTTTTGCGGAACACGTTGACGAAATGCAAACGTCGGGCGGAAGTGCTCGATTGAGCGGATCCAAAGCAAGGGTTGCATTGATGATTAAGAAGGCCGGGAAGACGGTAGCGAGCGCGGACACCAGCGCCGAGAACGTCGAAAACAAGGACGCCACCATCGTTGATGTTTCGCAAACGGAAGACGAAGGCGCTGAAACCGCCGAGAACGATGCGGCCGACGCTCCCGCCGAAGATGCAACGACCACGGCTTCCGCCGCGCCGTTGACCACGAAAGCGGAAACCGAGCGTTGCGCCGGGCTTCTTGCCGTTGCCAACCAAGCTTCGCGCCTCGGCGTCTCTTTCGATGCCATGGCGGCAATCACAAAGGGCATGAGCGTGGCCGATGCCCGCGAAAAGGTAATGAACGCAGCCGCCGATGGTGACGCGCCGGATACTTCGCCCATCGCGGCGCCGAAGCGGAACGCCGCCGCGCCGGATGGCAAGAAGACAATTAGCGCGGAAGCCAAAAAGTCCGCGTGGAAGAAGGCAATCAAGGGCCGCTAATCGGCAACTAGGAGTCAACGGTAATGACGGTTCTTACAGACAACGGCAAGCGCGAAGGCGGTTACATCATCAGCGAATCCGCCGGGGCAACCGGTGGCGCTCGCTCCCGCGACAAGGGCACCTTGCTCGCTGGCGTGGTTGGCGTTTCTGGCATGGTGGTCGGCCTTGTTACGGCAAGCGGCAAGTATGACGCTCTGGACACTGCGGCCGCTGATGGCTCGCAGAACGCGGCGGCAATCCTCTTCACATCGGTGGACGCATCCGGCGGCGATAAGAAGGCCGTCTTTCACGTCCGCGAATGTGAAGTGAACGACGCCGAACTCATTTGGCCCGCCGGTATTTCCGGGGCGAACAAAACGGCGGCCATTACAGCACTCAAGGCTAAAGGAATCATCGTCCGCTAACTGGCGGCGTTGTTGAACGGGGACCCTCTCAAATGCATATGGATATTTTCAACGACGACGCCTTCTCCGCCACGTCCATGACGGCGGCGCTTGAAGACTTCGATTTCAAGCCGAACTTCGTTGGCTCGCTCAACCTCTTCGAAGATGTGCCGATTGCGACCACCTCGATTTCCGTTGAGCGGCGCGGTAATACGCTGGCTCTCATTCCTACCTCGCTTCGCGGAGAGGCAATCGCCGAAGGCAAGCGTGACGGCCGGAATATCCGCAACTTCGAAACCGTCCGCATTGCCAAGGGCCACACCATGTCGGCCTCGGAAATCCAGAATATCCGGGCCTTCGGCCAGGAGTCGGACGTTGAAACCATGATTGCCTATGTTGGCCGCTACGCTAACAAGCTGGTTGGCGATGTTGAAATGACATGGGAAAACATGAAGCTCGGCGCCGTCATGGGTAAGGTGCTGGACGCTGACGGTTCGGTATTGTGGGATTGGTTCTCCGAGTGGGGCATTGCCGCACCGGCGGAAATCGACTTCGCTCTGGATACCGATACGACCGATATCGAAGCGAAGTGCCGCGAAGTTATCGAGGTGATGAAGCGCGCTTCCAAGGGCGCTTGGAATATGAGCACCTACGTGGTCGGCCTTTGCGGTAAGAGCTTCTTCAACAAGCTCACCGCACACAAAACCATCAAAACGACTTACCTGAATACGCAGCAAGCCCAAATGCTCAACCGAGCCATGGGCCTCGCCACCGGTTCCGGTTTCCGTTCGGGCTCTATCGCTACCTTCGATTACGGCGGCATCACCTTCATCCGTTATCAGGAAGCGGACGCGTTCAACTTCGCTTCGGACGAAGCCACGCTTGCCGCCGCCGGTAAGGACGGTATGGGCGTACAGTCCAAGCGCTGCAAGTTCTTCCCGGTCAACGCACCAGGTGTTTTCCAGCAGGCATTTGCACCCGGCGAGTCGTGGGAATGGGCCAACACGCTCGGCCGCCCGCTTTATTCGCTCATGCTCCGCGATAAGGACCGTGATTTTTGGGTTCGCCCGGAAGTCTACTCCTATCCGATCTTCCTCTGCACCCGCCCGGAAATGCTTCTCCGTGCCAAGGAGGCCGCCGGGGCGTAAGCCCGGCGGTTCCGCCTATGGATTGGGATTCGCTTCTGGACGATATGACTTCCGTTGTCGCGGGGACGTTTCCGAAGCGAATCACCTATCACCGGCTTGAAACCGGAACGGACCACGACACCACGCCGAGCGGCGCACCGCTCACCGGCGTTTACGATATCCAGACCGTAGAAACCCGCGACAACGGCGCGACACTCACCGTTAACAATCGCCAAATCGTTCTTGATATCCGAAATGCCGACCTCGGCTTCAAGCCCGCCACGAAAGACGGCGTCGAGGTGGAAGGCGAAGGTAGCTTTACCGTGCTCGCGCTCTTTCCGTCTTCTTCGGGGATGACAAAGCTTCAATTGCGCAAAGGCTAATTCCCATGGCGAACCCGCGTAAGCTCATCACGGCTGCCGTTGCCTACTACCTGAAATCACCAGTTTCCACGGATCCGCCCACCTTCCGCACCGATGCGAAGGCCCGCGTTTTCGATTCCGATTCGACGCCGCCGGACGTTTCCGAAGACATCGCCGAAATCAACGTGGTTTTTGCCCGCGAAAGCATTGACGCCACGACGCAGCACCAGAACGGGCCGCGCCGCCGGGTGATGCAAATGAATGTGGAATGCTACAGCACCACCAGCAAAGACGCGGCGGACGACCTAGCAATGCAGGTTGAAGACGCGATGCGGGACAATCCCACGCTTGGCAATGCGGTGGAATGGCTCAAGCTTACAGATGTTGATCTATACGTCGCGGAGCGTGACGCCTTCGCGCTGTACGGCGCCGTGATGCAATGGGAAGTCGCGTATTGGACCCACGTCCAGCCGGACGAAAACGGCCGCCCTTCCACCGTGCTTCTCGGCTTTGACCCGGAAACCGGGCCAGGCAATGAGCCCGATTATTCCGCCATCATCGGGGGTGAGTGATGGCGGATCGTCACGACGCCGATATCACGGACCTGAAACGGCGGGTTTCTAATTCCGTCATCGTGGGCACCGTCTCACAGGTTGACCACGAAAAGGGCCGCTACCGCGTGAAGGCGGGCGATTTGGAGTCCGACTGGATTCCCATGACGCAACCGCGAGCCGGGAAGACTAGCCACTATTCCAGCTTGGAAGAGGGCGAACAAGTCTTGATGGGCTCGCCTTCCGGTGACCTCTCGCAAGCCGTCATCATTGGCGCCATCGCGACTCAAGACACGCAAGCGGCGGACAAGGGGAATGTTCACCGGATCAAGTATCCGGATGGAACCACCATTGAATATGACCATGAGGCGAAGCGCTACAAGCTGGACGTGGCCGAAGGCGGTTCCTTCGAGCTTAGTCTAGGCGGCGGCGCCTCAATCGTGGCTACAGGAAGCGGCCTAGACCTAATTGCGCCGGGCCGGGTAACGATCAAATCCTCCGAGCTATTCCACAACGCGAAGAACGTGGGCGACACCCACGAACACACGGATGTTCTCAAGGGCGGCGATATCACCGGCCCGCCGGTTTAAGGGGCAAGGGATGCGCGGCACGGACAAAACCACCGGTAAGCCACTAGAGGGCAAAGACCACCTTCGCCAGTCCATAACGGACATTCTCAATACACGTATTGGCACGCGGGTGATGCGCCGCGACTACGGGTCGGACCTGCCGAACCTCATTGATAACCCTATCAATGACGCCTTCGCCGTTGATCTCTATGTGGCCTTGGCGGAAGCGCTGGACAAATGGGAGCCGCGTTTGAAGTTGCGGGAAGCTTCAATGACGGTCCAGGCGCCGGGCGTTATAGAGTTCTCATTGACCGGCGATTACTTGCCGGACGGGAAAACGATAACGCTAGACGGAATTGTCGTGAAATGAGCGAAGCGCCCGCCGAATACTTCCGACTTGTAGACCTCACCGGAATCCCGGTTCCCGATTTCGTGGAAACGCTGGACTTCGAGGCCATCCGCCAAAACGCGATTGACTACCTTGTTTCGTTAGACACGGCTTACACTGCGCTTCTCGAAAGCGACCCGGCGATCAAGATTATTGAGGCGTTTGCCTACCGCGAATTGATCTTGCGGCAACGCATCAATGACGCCGCGCTAGGAACCACCATCACCGAAGCGAAGGGCAACGACCTCGGCGTCATCGGCGCCTTGTTCAACGTCACGAAGCTTGAAGGCGAGACGGAGTCCGCGTACCGCCGCCGTGTCCAGCTTGGCTTATACAATTCGGCCGTGGCCGGGCCTCGGCAGTCCTACGAGCTTCACGCGCTTTCGGCTGATGCCGCCGTTATTGATGTTGGTGTGACCTCGCCGGATGCCGGTGACGTCGCGGTTACTGTCATGGCGTATATGGACGTAGTGGCCACCTCGGCTTCCGAGCTTGATAAGCTTGTCGGCACGGCTCTCTTCGCGCAACCGGCGGATATCTCGATTGCCCGTATCCTTGCGGACTCCTCTTCCACGGTGCTCAAGAAGGTTCGTGCCGCGCTCACCGGTGACGCGGTGCGGCCGCTCACGGACTCCGTGGTGGTCCAGCCGCCCACGGTCAAACCCTTTGCCATTGACGCCCGGCTAGTAATCTATCCAGGTCCGGACGCCAACGCGGTTCGAACGTCCGCGCTCGCTTCCTTGGCGGTATATCTGCAGTCCATCCGAAAGGTGGGCTACGACGCCACGCTCGCGGGCATCATCGCCGCGCTCAAGGTGGGCGGCGTGCAAAACGTCATCATGAATTCGCCCGCCGCCGATGTGGTGGCTTCGAACTATGACTTGCCGGTTTGCACGGCGGTGAATGTGGCGGTGGACCGTGTCGATATTTGAAACCATCCTTCCGAGCCACGCCACAAAGCTAGAGCGTGACATTGAACGGGCCACAGCCTTCCCAGCTCTTCCCATTGAATGGCTGGCGTCCATGGTGGATCCGAAGCGCATTGATGCGCGCTTGCTTCCATGGCTCGCGTTCCGTCTTTCGACCGACATCTGGTCGGACGATTGGAGCGAGGAAAAGAAGCGTTCCGTGCTCGCTCAACAGTTCGATTTGCACCGGCTCAAGGGCACGAAGGAAGGGATTTCCCGCATGCTCGAAGTGGTGGATGCCCACTTGTTGGATGCGATAGCGTATCCGCAACGGGCCTTCGCTTCCGGCGGCATCACGAAAGAACAGCGCAACGCGTGGCTTGCGCGGATGCCACAGATTCGAATCTACTTCGCCAGCTATCCAGGCAAGGCCGGTGCATCCGCGTTCGTCGGCGCCGATGGTCGCCGCCGTGGCGCCTTCGCTGGACACGCCTTCGCTCGCTTCGATGAGGCGGAAGCCATCTACGGCCGCAAGGCAGTGTTGCGCTATGCGGACGGCCGCGAAATCGCACTTCGCCGGTCCACGCTCGAAACCGCCACGGAAACCCGCGCAAGCGTTGACATCGACCGGCTTCACCTTCCCGGCGCATCCGGTCCCGCGCTCTTCGTGGGCCGCTTCATCGGGCATGGGTTCCTAACCAAGAAGAACCCGCAACCGGAAATCATCACCTATCGGCTCGACCGGACCTATGACGCGGAAACTTCCCGGCTCCACCTCGATACCGTGGCGCCAGGTTTGGAACCGATCGACATCCGTTATGAGCGGTATGCGGACAGGCTGAAACGTGGACCTTCCGCCTTTGTTGGTGACTTCGCCGGGCATCGCTTCGTTACGCGGGATGATGCCGCGAACCACATCTATGACCGCGTTTATTTGCACGATCCTTCCGTGGATGCGCCGTGGACGAAATCGCATTCGTTCGCGAACCACACCCGGCTTGGTATCGCGAAATTTCGCGCCGAGCTACAGGTCGAAGCGATATCGAAGGGCTCGCCGCGTGCCGCTTATGCGGGCGTCACCTATTGCGGGCGTGGCTTCGCAACAAGAGAGAATCCAACCAAAACCAAACTGGCATATGCTGCGGTTCGACGAAGCAAAGCGGCGCGCGACCGGGTGAAAGTGGAAACTCAAACCACACGCACAATCACCTTCGGCGACGGATTCAAGTTCGGTGACGGCATAAAATTCGGCTCGAAAGTACGCAATAGATTGCGTTGAAGAGGAAGACCATGGGCGAGCGCCTTGTTATTATTTCGCAGGATCAAGAACTAACCAATGATGACCTCACGAACATCGGCAAGTTCTCTCAATCCTCGCTTGACCATGTCGTAAATGACGGCATCGAATCCGGCCGAAAGTTTACCGGCTTCGCAGCGCTTCAGACCGGCCCGGCGCAAGTTACCGTTGGCGCGGGCCGCCTCTATCAGAACGGCGAAGTGTATTTCCGCGACGACGCCGGTGGCGTTGTTCTGGACCTTCTTTCCATTCTTCCGGCGGTGACTGAGAAGATTGTTACCATCGCGGTTTGGGGCCAAACCGTTGACACCGCGACGGAGCCGCGCACCTTCCTTGTGGACGTTGACACCGAACAGACCGAAGCGCGCGCCGTGGCGACGGAAACCCGCCGGTTCGCCAACGTCAACGCCGTGAATGGGGTAGAATCCGCAGACCCGGTTGCCGCCGCTCTGGACTCCAACGTTATCGCCGTGGCTTACGTCCGGCTTAACACCGCTGGCGTTGTGTCCATCACAGCCGCCGATGATAACCGGCTCGAGTCCGTCCGCACCGTATCGAACCGAACCAAAGACCTCGAAGGCTGGCGCGTTCGTGCCGGTGCATCCATTGACGTTCTCGGCACCACCGTGGCCGGTATTCAGCAGACTTTGAAGAGCATGGCGCCTTCTTCGCTGGTGTTCGAAATCGCCCGCGATACCGCCAGGCTCAAAGAGCTTTCCGAGCTTCCGGAAACCTACACGTCATATGACGCCGACCGCTACCTCAACACGGACAAGTCGGACACCGGCAACGTCAACTATCTGGCGTTGGTTGAAGAGGGCGTGAAGTTCCCACCGGCGGCACAAGCCTATTCCATCGTTGGCCTTCTGAATCCAATTGATCCTCTGGTGGCAAAGCAGAACGAAATTGTTTTGCCAAAGTACACGGAAGTGCAGCGCGACAAGCTCATTGGCAGGGACGCCGAGCTTTCCATTTCGCAATATCAGTACCAGACGGTGCAGACCGTCCAGCGCGAAGTCGCGCGAACCCGCGTCCGCTACGGCGCGTCGATGACGGTTTGCACCAACTCGGCTTGGTGGCGTTCCGGTTACTACGATCCGGTTACTGGCATCTTCCACCGCAATGGCGAAAATTGGATCGTAGATCCGGCAACGCGCGCGGCGGTTAGCCAGAAACATGGGGCCATCCGCCTCACGCAATACTTCGTGGACACCTACACCGAAACGTATTGGGAAGCGATCACGAACACAGAAGCGGTTTCCGGTTCATTCGTGGCCGAAACCTTCCTCAACACGGAACCCGGCTATGTTACTGCCGTGGGCCTCTACTTCACCCGTAAGGCCGCCGCCGGTGATATCAAGCTTCTGATCGTTGAAACGGACGCCACGGGCGCGCCGGTGTTCAACAAGGCCGTTGCTCGCGTCACCTTCCCGGCCGCTAACATAGCCCTTTATCCGGAAGTCACGAAGATTCCGGTTCCGCCTACCTATCTCGAAAAGGGCAAGCGGTACGCCATCGTTCCGGCTTCCGGCGGCAATCACTTCTTGGCCACGGTTGACGGTAACAAGAACACGCAAGGCACGCTGTTTTATTCGACAGACGGCGCATGGGCACAAGGCGACCTCACCAAAGATCTCGCCTATACGCTCTACTATGCCAAGTTCAACGCGCCGCGTGTCGAAGTCCAGTTGAACCCGCTTACTCTTGTCGGCGGTATCGCTAACATCGACCTCAACTTCGATAGCCTCACGCCGGACGGAACGGAAATTTCTTTCCAGATCCAGATTGATGGCGCTTGGCGAACCGTCAACGGCGAAAATCCCGACTTGTTCATCGGCTTGCCGCCGCTGGTGCAGTTCCGCGCCGTGCTTCTCGGCACCACGGACGTTATGCCAGGATTCGGAGTGGGCGCCCGCTCTCAGACGATGACGTCGCGCCCGCGCGCCGATTTCAAGCACATTTCCAAGGCCCGCACGCTTCCTGCACCGTGCACCACGATTGAAGTGACTTTGCGCCTCGAATATTGGGACGCCGCCCACCACACCAACGTGTGCAAGCTTCTCACCGGCGGCACCTTCGCCACGGTGGAAACGGCGGACTCCACAGTCACGGAAACCACGCCAGACCCGGCGGCAATTATCCGCCGCTACACGTTCAACGTACCGGCTACCAGCCAGTACAAAATCCAGATCGAAGGCACCACAAATAACGTGCTGGTGCCTTATCACGTGTCCGAACGCTACGACCTCGCGTTCTCATAAGGCGGAAGAAGACGATGGCAAAGACTTACGAAGACGAAGCGCTTTATGACGTGTTGCTTGCGCGGCCCATTATGGTGGGCCGCTCTTGGATCATTCCGAGCGCCGAGCGCATCCAGCTTAAGGGCAAGGTCGTGGCCGCACACCAGGCGGACATTATCGAGGCTACGAAAGTAGCTTCGTAAGGGGAATCCGCCGATGGCGCAAAAGACGCTAGAAGAAACCTACCACGCGACCCGCACCACCGACTTCAATGAAGGGTTTTGGAATAAGTTCCTTGGCGAACTCGGCGCCCGGTTCCGCGCGCTCGAAACGATCAAGATTGATTGGGAAGTGGTTTCGCAAGAGGGCATCCAAGTCGCCTTGGACCGCATCAATGAGGTTCTAGGACCGGCGGCGGAGCGCGTGCAAAATATCGCCTCGCTCGGCTTCCTTTCGGTGGAATCGCATTCGGAACGCACGCTTGAAGTCGGCCTTGTCAACTTCGTGGCGGTGCAGGGCGACCAGCTTGATCTATTCGTGCCCACGCCATTCGTGGCGGTGACGCGCGTTGCCAATCCGCTGGACTACGCGCTGGGGCAGGTGACGTTCTTTGACCGGGAAACCGGATCAATGGATATCCAGATTTCCTATTTCGACGGCGATCCGGGACCGCATAGCGATTGGGTAATATCGGCGGTCGCCGGGCAAGCCATTGCTCAAAACTCGCTTCTAAATCAGACCTTGGCGGCGCGCGATATCGCAGTCGGCGCCCGCCAGGATGTGGAAGCGGACCGCGAAGAGGTAGCCGAGAATACGGCGTCGGTCTTCGAACTATATGGCGACTTCCGGGACGCTATGGCGCCATCGGGACCGGTTGCGCCAGCAGACCCGAAGCCACGGCAACTCTGGTTTGATGGTGCCGTTTTACGGGTTTGGAACGGGGCGGCTTTCACGCCCGTGGCAGTTGCCGCGAGCGACTACTACTTGAAGAGCGAAGTGGACAACGCGCTAGCGACAAAGCTGGCGGCCGCCACATATACTGCGGCGGATGTGCTGGCGAAGATCAAGACCGTCGACGGCGCGGGCTCCGGTCTTGACGCTGACACGCTCGACGGCATTAGCAGCGCGGGGTTCATGGCGGCCGGAAGCAGGGCCAAACCTTTGCGCTCGGACGGAACCGCCATTGACGTCGTTTGGACCGGCCAAGGCCCGCTTACTTATGTTCTGAGCAGTAATGATGGCGTGCTCTTCTATCCAGTGGCGTCTTCGTATTTCTATAAGACGACTGACATCGTAACCGGCGATATCGCAACATTCCCGATTGGGACTTATCTACTCGTCATCACGAGCACAAATCCAGGCATTGGTCGCGGTGGCGGCTATAACCTTGCCACGAACAACAACATTCAGGGCGGCTACTCGCTTAACACGACTGCCGGTGCTGTCACCGGTCTAGCGGGTGCGTGGGTTTCTCGCGGCTCTGTCGTCGGCGCGAGCAACAACTATTATTACCTCATGCAAAGGTATGGCTAACATGGAGCTATTGAACGTAACTTCTGCGGAAGCCACGGCTGATCCTGACGTTATCATTGCCCAAATCGTCGCCGACGTTGGCCTCGGCATCGGCCCGGAACCGTTGTCCTTTACGGTACGGAAAAGCGATCCTTTCGGGCTCGGTCCTGCCGTTCGCGAATGGCTGGCGGCAAACCCGGATTTCCCGGTTGCGCCATATGTTGCGCCTCCGCCGGAACAGGAGCCGGTGCCGGAAGAAATCAGCGACCGGCAGTTTTTCCAGCAATTGGCAATCGCGGGCCTCATCACGCAAGATGAGGCTCTAGCCGCCGTAATGACGGGGGCGCTTCCGGCCGCAATGCTGACGTTTGTCGCCTCGCTCCCGGCCGACCAGCAATTCGCAGCGCGAATGGCACTTTGTGGCGCCACCGTGTTTAAGCGATCGCACCCGCTCACCGCCGCGTTTGCTTCGGCCGAAGGCATGACGCCAGAACAGATCGATGCTCTTTGGCGCGCGGCGGCGGCTCTAGTCTGACAAGAGGCGCTTTCCCTTATCCGTGATATGCGAATTGCAAACCACCGTTTATAAAATGTCAATTACTTCGGTTTTGGAGAGTCTGACATGGCGGCGGCGCAATTCCTTCACGGTGTGGAAGTTATCGAGATTGACGATGGGCCGCGCCCGGTTCGCGTGGTCCGCTCTTCTGTAATCGGTATCGTTGGCACCGCGCCGAATGCCGACCCTATACTGTTTCCTCTGAATAAGCCGGTTCTTGTTGCGGGTTCGCGCGGCAAGGTTTCCTATCTGGACACCTCCGCCGGAAAAACCGGTTTGGGCACTTTGCCGAACGCTGTTGACCTCATCCTTGACCAGATCGGCGCCGTGATGGTGATTGTTCGTGTCGAGGAAGGCGAGGACGAAGCCGAAACCCTTGCCAACGTTCTCGGCGGATACGAAGACGGCCAGCCGATGGGCGTCCATGTCCTTACCGGCGCGAAGTCCGTGGTAGGGCAACAGCCGCGAATTCTCATCGCGCCAGGCTTTACGGGTGACCGCCCGCAAGGCGTTGTCGGCCATGGTGTCATCACTCAGGGCAACGGCGGCACCGATGGCACGTTTGCACTAGCCTTCGTTGGCGAGAATGATGGCGCCGCCGCCGAGGGCACCTTTACGGTTGCCGCTGGTAAGCTTACCGCCATCACCATCACGAAGGGCGGCCGCTATTCGGTGGCTCCCACGTTCTCTTTCGCTGCATCGGCCGGGCTCAACGGCGCCGCCGCAACGGCCACGCTCGGCACGTCCACGAACGCCGTGGTTGCTGAGCTTATAGGCATCGCGGAACGCCTTCGCGCCGTGGTTATTGCCGATGGCCCGAACACCACGAACGAAGCCGCCTTGCAGTATGCTGAAGACTTCGGTTCCCGCCGTGTCTACGTGGTTGATCCGGGCGTCAAGGTGGCCCGTGGTGCCAACGTTGTGGTTGAGCCGGCATCGTCCGCTGTGGCCGGTCTTCTCGCGAAGATTGACAACGACCGTGGCTTCTGGTGGTCGCCTTCTAACCAGACTATCAACGGCATCGTTGGTATCGCGCGGCCCATCGACTTCACGCTCGGCGATGCGAATTCCGCCGCCAACCTTCTCAACGAAGGCAAGGTGGCCACCATCGTTTATGAAGATGGCTACCGCCTTTGGGGCAACCGCACGCTTTCGAGCGACGAAAAATTCGCGTTCCTCAACGTGGTTCGCATCAATGACATCGTGGCGGACTCGATCCTCGCCGCTCACCTTTGGGCGGTCGACCGTGGCATCACCAAGACTTACTTCGATGATGTAGCGGAGTCCGTGAATGCCTTCCTTCGCTCGCTCAAGGCGCAAGGCGCGATTTCCGGCGGCATCTGCTATGCGGACGCTGATTTGAACTCTGCCGCTTCCATCCAGGAAGGCAAGGCTTGGTTCAACGTGGATATTTCGGCCGTCTATCCCGCCGAACACATCATTTTCCGCATGCGCCTTACCGGCGATTACCTTGAGGATCTTGTCTAATGGCTTCCCTTCTCCCTCGCCAGGTAAAGGCGTTCAACTCCTATATCAATGGCAACAGCTACGCCGGGCGAGCCGATACGGTCACTCTTCCCGCGCTCGCGCTCACCACCGAAGACCACCGCGCCGGTGGCATGGATGCGCCGATCAAGTTGGAATTGGGCATGGAAGCTATGACGGCATCCATCGTTCTTTCCGATTATGCGCCGGAAATCATCGGGCTCATCGGTGTCGCGGAAACGCCGCTTGTCTTCCGTGGCGCCGTCCAGTCTCAGGGCAAGAATGCGGAGCCGGTCGTTATCAACATGCGCGGCATGCTTTCCCAAGCCGAATTTTCGGAATGGGCGCCGGGTACGAAGTCTACGAAGACTCTGACCTTCGAGCTTTCCTATTTCCGGTTCCGGCAGAACGACGTCGAACTCGCCGAAATCGACATCATCAACATGGTGCGGACCATCGGCGGCGTGGATCAACTCGCCTCGCTCCGCAACGCAATCGGCCTCTAATCGGTGACACATGACGGACATTACCAAACTCACCAAGTACACGCTTCTTGAGCCTATTTCCTTCGAGGGCCGCGAAATCTCGGAATTGCAGTTCCGCCGCATGAAGGGGAAGGACATCCGCAAAGTCGAAGCGATGTCCGACCGCATCGAGCAAACCGCCTTTCTCATCGGCGAGCTTTCCGGCAACGCGCCCGCGATCTTTGATGAGTTGGATGCCGCCGATATCGATGGGCTCTCCAAGGTTATCGAGGGTTTTATGAAGCGGAAGGCGCGATAGGGCTATCCGACCTCGAAGTCATGATTGGCGATATCGCGGTCGTGCTTCCGGGCTTTCTGCCATACGACCAAGCGTATGCGCTGGACATAATCGAGCTTCGCCGCTGGTGGGAACACGCGAAGGCAAGGGCGCCTAAAAAGGGTTGATGTCATGGCGGCCAATGCCGAAGCCACAGTAACACTAAGTCTTATCGACCGAATAACCGGCCCGATTAAGCGGATTTCGGCGCGCCTCGGCTCTCTTTCCAAGCGCATCGGCCTTGATAAAATTGGAAAGTCCATCGGCAATCTCGGCGCCAGGTTCAAGGGGCTTGGTGACGGCATCGCCCGGACTTCCGGCCGCCTCGCCGCCTTCCTTGGCGTTCTCGGCGCCGGTGGCGCCGGTGTCATCGCGTCCGCCTACGGCATCGCCGCCGCCGCGTCCGAACTCGGCTCCGAAATCCATGACACTTCCGTCAAACTCGGTCTAGGCGTCGAAACGCTTCAAGAATATCGGTATGCGGCTTCCATGTCCGGGGTTGAGGTGGCAACCTTCGACAAGGGCGTGGAAAAGCTCGGCGTCAACGCCGTGGAAGCCGCCAAGGGCAATAAGCAGCTTTCCGCCGCGTTCCGTTCGCTCGGCGTCCGCGTCAAGGACTCGAGTGGCAAGATGCGGTCGACTGAAGATATCTTGGATTCCACATTCGCCGCGCTCTCAAAGATCAAGGACCCGCTCAAGCGAAACCAGCTTGCCTTTAAGGTGTTCGGCAAGTCCGGCGTGGACCTAACCAAGATCCTCGCCGATGGCGCGGACGGTCTTAAGGACTTGCGCGAGGAAGCCCGGCGGTCGGGCTCCATCATGGGCAAGTCGGCCACCGATGCCGCCGATGATTTCGGCGATAGCTTGGACAATCTCACCGCCCGCATGAACGGTTTGAAAACGTTTATTGGCGTCCAGCTTCTTCCGGTGTTCACGGAAGCCATAAAGGGCATTACGCAATGGTATGACGCCAACTCGAAATTGATCCACCAAAAACTTGGCGATTGGGCTAAGAGCTTGGTGGGCGTCATCCGCGACCTATTCGACCCGACCTCGCAAATCCGCCAGCAGTTCGCCGGGTTCGCCGAGAAGGTGGGCGCCGTCTATGACAAGATAAAGCCGCTTGTGGACCTCATTGGCGGGCCGCTCAACGCGGCCTTGGCCTTGGTGGGCCTTTGGGCACTGGCGCCAGCCATCACGGCGGTGTCGCTTCTCGGCTTCGCGTTCGGCGGTCTAGCCAAGGCTATCGCAGGGGTGGGCCTTGATCTTCTCACCAAGCTTACCGGCGGCATCGCCGACTTCGCGAGCGCCGGACTCGGCAAGACTATTGAAGCCGCCGGTGGCAAGGCCGGGAACCTTTGGGGCAAAGCCTTCGGCGTTGCGGCCCGTATCGCCATCATCGCGGGCATCGCGGCCATCGCTATGGAAGTGCTCGAAAAGTACGACCCGAAGGGCAATCTAGGCGGCCTCACGAAGCCGGTGGATGACTACTTGCGCGACAAGCTCGGCTTGCCCGCGAAGGATACCGGTATCACGCCCGCCGAGCTTTGGCAGGGCGGCAAGAACTGGTGGAATGGCGGAAGCAAGCCGGACGACAAGAAGCCCGGCGCCGCCGCTCCGGAGCGCGAAAAGCTTTCGCCGGTTGCCCGCGACCTCGGCTTCGGTCAAAGCCCGGTCTTCGGTGATATGGCGCGCGATATCGCGACCACCTCGGTCGGCGCCCGCGCCACCACGGACACCGCGCCAGGCAAGGCCAAGGATGACGCCGGGGCGGGCTCGGTTGTGATTCCTGATAGCGTCATTGTGCATGAGCCGAAGCAAACCACCGTGAGCGCGCCTTTTAGCGTGGGTGGCATCACCGTGAACGTCCAAGGCATGACGCCAGCGGAAGCGCAAGCCATCGTTACCGGCGCGCTTCGGAAGGCGGCGGCGGACCACTCCGCAAATATCAACTCGGCTCTTTCGGATTGAGGTAGGGGCGATGTCACAAGTCATGATGGCGCTTGGCGCCTACCGCTTCAAAATCGATACGGCGGCCTATCAGCAATTGCAGCAAACCACCGAATACCGGTGGGAATCGCAAGAGCGCATCGGTCGCCATCCCGCTATGCAATTCATCGGGGCCGGGCATACCACAATCAAGCTCGATGGCATCATTTACCCGCATTTCAAGAGCGCCGGGATCAATCAGATTGAGGCGATGCGGGCGCAAGCCGGGCTTGGTATCCCACTTACACTGGTGTCGGGCTACGGCAAGATTTTCGGGCTTTTCGTCATCATGAGCGTTGACGAAACGCAAACGTACCACATCGCGAACGGTGCGCCTCGGAAGCAAGAATTTTCCATAGAACTCAAGAGCTACGGCGCGGATGGGGTGGCGTGATGCCGGATACCTATATCGCCAAAGACGGCGACATGCTCGATTACATTTGTTGGAAATACTACAGCGCCGAGCAATTGCCGAAAGCGGTTGAACGCGTGCTTGCCGCGAACCGTGGACTTGCTGGCGTAGGCGTCAAGCTCAAGGCCGGAACCGCCATTCTCTTGCCCGATGTTCCAAAGCCCGCCGTCGCTCCTATCCTCCGGATTTGGGGCAACTGATGAAGCCGTTTGTGCAAATTCTGGCTTCCGGCGATGACCTCGCCGCCGGACTCGGCGACCGCCTTCTATCCGTGGAAGTCCACGATGAGGCCGAAGAGAAGAGCGACCGCGTTTCCATCACCATTGATGACCGGGCGCGCTACGGCGATTCCGGCGTGGTGGCTATGCCAGGCATCGGCATGACGGTGGAAATCGTCATGGGCTACGAGCAAGGCGCCGCCGCCAGCATGGGCACCTTCTTGATTGACGACCTCGCGGTGTCTTCTCCGCCGCGTCAACTGGTGGTTACCGGCCGGTCGGCGAACATGACGAAGAGCTACCGGACACCTCGCACGCAATCGTATCACCAGAAAACGGTCGGCGAAATTATGGAAGAAATAGCCGGGCGGAACGGCTATTCGGCCAAGGTGGACGCCGAGCTATCCGGGATTGTGGTCCGGCATATTGACCAGCACAACGAAAGCGACATGGCGTTCGCCACCCGGCTCGCGGGCATGCATGACGCCGTGGCGAAGCCGGTGGCCGGGAAGCTGGCGGTTGCGAAGCGTGGCACCGGCAAGAGCGTGACCGGGGCCGCGTTGCCCGTTGTGACACTCACCGAAGCCATGTGTGCATCATGGGATTTTAAGTATTCGGCGCGCGATGAGGCGGGCGAGGCGTCCGGCTTGGATGCCGATAACTACGGCGGCGATGAAAGTGCGGTTTCCGTCAAGCCCGATAACGCGGACTCTATCATCACCACTTCCGATGATTCCGGATCCGGCGGCGGCGTCCGGGCGGTGTGGACCGATATCCGAACCGGTGAAAAGAAAGTGGTTCTAGGCGGGCAAGCTCCCTACCACGACCTTCGTTTCAGCTACCACAATGAAGCCGAAGCGGTGGCGGCGGTTTCCGAGAAGCTGAACGCCTCGAAGCGGGGCAAGGCTTCGTTCTCATGCGATATCGGTGGCCGTGTCGATGTCCAGGCGGAAGCGAAGCTAATTCTTTCCAGCTTCCGGCCGTACATCCCGACTCTCTGGCGCATCAAGTCATGTGAGCACCGCTTTGATGCAAGCGGTTTCGTGACCTCGATAGACGCCGAGCTTTTCGCGGAAAAGCAAGATGACGTGCCCGGCAAGGTGAAGGGCACCAAGCCGACGGATGACGACAAGATTGATAAGGACGCGCCCGCCGAGTCCGTCAAGCCGGGCAAGTCCGCCGACGATTTCATCATAAACGTTCCATCGGAGTAGCAAACGTGTCTCACATCATTGACGAACTCATGAGCGGCGGAGTGAAGCGCCGAAGCGCGGACGGCCTCAAGGCCGTTGCGGCGAACCTGAAATGCGAGCTTGCCACCGTGCAAGCCATCGTGGAAGTGGAGTCCAATGGCTCCGGTATCGATGGCGGCGGAAAGGTGAAAGTGCTTTTTGAAAAGCACAAGTTCTATAAACACCTCACCGACCCGAAGAAGCGCGCCGCCGCCGTCAAGGCTCGATTGGCCCGGAAGGTTTGGATAAGCCCGAACCAACAGGGGTATGACGACCAGCCCAATAACGCGGCGTCTCTTGATCTTCTCACCCGCGCCATCGCGATTGATGAAACCGCCGCCTTGAAGTCGGCGAGCTACGGCCTTGGCCAAGTCATGGGCGAGAATTACGGGCTTTGCGGATGGCCATCGGTACAAGCCTTCGTGCTGGACATGTGCGAGTCCGAAGATAAGCAGGTCGACGCAATGATGGGCTTCCTCGTGGGGAACGGCTTGGCCGATGAGCTCCGGGCGAAGGACTTTGACGCGGTGGCCCGTGTCTACAACGGCAATGGCCAGGTGAAGGCGTATGGTGCAAAGCTCCGCACCGCCTACCAGAAACACGCCGGGAAACCCGCCGCAATCGAAGACGTGGTGCGGCTAACCGGTTTGCGCATCGGGTCCGGCGGATACCGGGTGGAAGCTCTACAGAAGCGGCTTACCGAAGTCGGTTTTCCGGTCAAGACCGATTCCGATTTCGGCACTACCACCCGCCGCGCCGTCATGGCGTTCCAAGCGGAAAAGGGTTTGACGGTTGACGGCGTTGTCGGCGCTGAAACGCAAGCCGCACTAGACGTTGCGGAGTCGTCCGTTCCGGAAGCCAGGCAGAACGCCACAGTGCAGGATTTGCGCGAACAGGGTTCCACCATCGTCAAGAGCGCTGATAAGCAACAGGCGGTCGGCCTTCTAGGCACCGTTACAGGCGGCGCCGTGGCGGTCTACAAGTCCGGCGCGCTTGATGATATCCGGGGCACCGCTGACGCGCTCACGCCTTTCATTGACCCGCTCAATTCGCTTATCGGCCTCGCCGCGCAATATTGGTGGCTCGCGGCCATTGCTGGCGGCGCCGCCGTATTCGTATGGGCTCGCCGTGCCAAACTGGCGAGGCTCAATGACTACCGCACCGGGCGCGCCGTCTAATGCTGGATGCGCTCACCTCACCAGCGGGCAAGATCCTCGGCGGCGCCATTGCCGCCGTGGTCTTCACCATCGCAGTTTACACCGCCGGGTATCGAGCCCACGTCACGGCGTCCAAAGAAGCCCAATACCGGGCGGAGCGTGATGCCGCTTTCCGCGACCTCTTAATCTCTCAGCAAGCCACAAAAGCGGCCGAAGACTTGGCGGACGCCGCCGAGATAGATACCGCCGAAGCAAGGAAACGAGCCGATGAATACGCGAAGAAATTGGGTAAGGGCGACGGCGCTGATCTTACTGCCGATGACATTAAGCAGTTGCAGCACATCCGGGGCGGCAAGCGGCGTTAACCTTCCGGAGTGGTCTAGTCGTTTCCGGCCGGTAAACTCGCCGACTCCCGAATCCGGGATTAACGCCAAGGCGGCTCTAGGTGTATGCCTAGTCGACGTGGATACCGCGAACGCAACCATCAGTAATTCGCGGACTTGGTACGAAGCCATTCAGCGGGACTATATGACGAAGCGGAAATGAGATGGAAATAACGGAAGCCACATCTAAGCTGATCGAACTCTACGGGCTTCCGGGCATTGTTATTGCAGTGCTGCTTTTTGCCGTCCGTACCCTTTTTACCAAGTACACGGAATCGATTGAGGCGAGGGCAGATGACGGGGCTAAAATCGCCGTGGCGATGGAGCGTAGCACGCGGGCAATTGACGCTCTAAGCGAACTAATAAAGGATCGCAGATGAAGCGCTTTTGGATGATGTTCTTTTCAACACACTCCGAGCGCGGCGCGGAAACGACCCGCCGGATTGATGAAGCGCTGGCGCGCAACGAGCGGGCGAGCAACATGCTTCTATCGGCCGTGAAAGAATTCCTTGAGGAAAAGGATCAGCGCGCGGTCATGTTGCGGGTCCATACGCGAAAACGCTAAATGTCCGAATGCTAAAACCCGGTCTAGGCCGGGTTTCTCTTTAGGCGTTACCGACCGCTTTGTTGTAGCGGTCCAGCCAGTATTGCGCCTTTTGAAAGCAGCGTTCCGCCTTGGCCTTCTCGCCCTTTTCCTCGGCTTCGTTGCCGTTGGCTAGCCAGTAATTGGCGTGGTGCTCATAGGTGGCGGGCTTGTTGTCCTTAATGGTTAGAAATGCGGCCGTTCTCATGGCTCCACCTCAAGCCAGGTCGTCAACCGAGATCGTGAGCGCGGCCGCAATCTTTTTGATCGTCTCGAAGCTTCCGTCGCGCTCTCCGCTCTCAATTTGGGAAAGGAAGCTTGCGCTTATCCCGGCTTTCTCGGCAAGCTGACGGGCGCTCATCGCCCGAAACTCGCGCCAAACCTTGATTTTGCTTTCGCCGTCAATGATCCGGTTCGCGAACTCGGCGGGCATAAGCTCTTCGTCCCCGGCGGCTAGACGGGCATTGAACTCGCGCACCGCTTCGGCGTCGGCGCGGTCTTCGAGCGCTTCAATAAGGCGCTGGTATTCGGCTTCCGGAATGACCGCCAGCCTATCACCGGCGGCGGTAGTGATGAATTGAGTATGCATTTGGTGTTGCCTCCTAGTCATATGCATTACCTCGCGGCGCGACCTTGATGATTGAGATTACTTCGCCGGTTTCGGAAAAGACAACCCGCCAGTCGCCAACGCGGAGCCGAGAAACACCGGTCATTCCCTTGAGGGCCTTAACGTTGTTCGCGAGGCTTGCCGGGTCGGCGGCGTATTGTTCGATCTTCGAGCGGATAAGCTTTGCCGTATTGGCTGGCATCCGGGCGAGGGTCTTAAGTGCGTCACGGCTGTAAGCAATCTTTTTCATGAAGATAAGTTAGCTTATAGCGAACGCATTTGCAAGCGGAAATTTGCAGAAAGCAAACAGTGCCGATTGCTTTGAGCAAACAAAAAACCGGTCTAGGCCGGGTTATCAGCTTTAGCTCGGTTCTTGATCTTCTCTGGCACCTTCTCAGGAAGGCGGGCGCGGGCCGCTTCGGAAAGCATGAGATACATTCGAAGGAAATTTACCGCGTAAAACGGCGGGTCCACGGCGTCCGATCGATCCGAGCACCACCGGTTTACGGTGATGTCATAAACACCTAGAAGCCGGGCAAGTTTGACTTGCTGCAATCCCGCCCGTTCCATGAGCAACTTGAATTCGCGTTGGTTGTTTGCATCGACCGGCATCGGGGTGTTCCTTTTCCGGTCGATATACATCATGCATAGTAGGCGGACAATCTTCGCAAAAGGGAATCCGTTACCTGATAGCCACCACCTTGCCGCCGCCGGTCATAATATCGTGGACCGCCGAAGCTGTGGCGTTCGCCGCCTTTTGCGCCGGTGCCGTCATCAGGTGGGCGTAAATCTTGGTGGTTTCCGTGCTGGCGTGGGCGAGAAGGCCGCCGACTTGGTCCAGTGATACCGAGCCGGACGAAAGACCAGCGGACGCGAAGAAGCGGCGAAGGTCGTGGCGCCAAAGCGACTCCGTAATACCGGCGGATTCCATCAAGCGCTTCCACGGCTTATGAACGTTGACCATGTGCTTACCTTTCCGGCGGCCGACCACGATATGCGGGTTACCAGCGATGCGCGGGATTTCCTTAAGCTTCTCACGCGCCAGGTCCGAAAGGGTTAGTACCTTTTCCCCCGTCTTAGAGTCCGGAAGGTGGAGTCCGTCTTCCTGTACCCAATCCCACCGCGCGGCCAAAATTTCGGTGAGGCGGGCGCCAGTGAACAAGAGAAGATAGACAAGACCGGTGAAGTGGGGGTCGGTCTTTTGCATCTTCTCAATGGCGATGAGAAGGCGCGCGGCCTCATCGGCGCGGGGGTATCTTTTCCGCTTCTTCTCTTTGTTGCGCTCGATATCGACCGGGTTCGAATTCTTCGGCCGCCACTTCCATTTTTCCGCGAGTTCCATGCCTTTGGAGAGGATGTCGCAAGCTCGGTTCGCTCGCGTCTTCTTCCCTTGCTTGGTGATGTGGTCATGCATGCGCGTCACGTCTTCTTCCGTGATGTCCGCGACCGCCGTATCTTTCTTGAGGAAGGGCACGATATGGACCCGGTAAAGGGACTCCACGTCGCGGGCCTGAGAAGGCTTGTTCTTCACCAAGGCGTGCTTCTCGTAATGATCCTTCGCGAGCATTTCGATAGTGGGTCGGTCGCCGAGCTTCATCAATTCGCCCGCCGGATCCTCGCCCTTCGCCACGCGGGCCAGCAATTCTTTAGCCCGCTCGCGGGCGGCGGTGAGCGTTAGAAATTGCTCATCGGCCAACTTCATGTTGCGTTGCTTGCCCGCCTTGGTGCGATAATAAAGATACCAAGTGGACTTTGTGGCCCCGTAGCGGAGACGTAGGCCGGGGGTCTTCGGGTCGTTCCATTGTGTTCCGGCCGGGCCGGTCTTCGAAAACTTATCGCTCATTCTTCGGGCTCAACAAGAACGTTGCTATTAGGGGCGAGGGTGACCCGGTAGTAAACCCGGTTCGTCATCCCGGCGCCTTCGACCCGGCATGCAACACGGAGCACGTCACCATAGGCATCGGCGCCGTTGCTATTGATCGTTCGGATGGTGGGGCAGTTGTAGCCGTGGCGTTCAATCGATAACTGCAAAAGCTCTTTGGACTTCTCGGAAAAGCCGCCTTCCTCGGCGAGCGCCGGAAGGCCCACGGCCACGCCGAGCGCGACCAGAATTGCCGTTTTCATCAAAATGGTTCTTCCTGTTTTGGGCCATAGCCTAAGACCTCACGCATTATATGGCTATGCATCATGCATACAGGGGTAGGGGCTCTAAATCAATGTCGTGCAATGGCGGCTTGGTAGCACATTGGTAGCAGATTATTAACATGAGGTGACAAAAGCTAACAAGCAATAAAAACCTAAGTTATTGAAATTGCAACGCGTTGACATCTGTCAACATGATCTGACATAGGCGGTGTGAGGATTGAAAATCCGCGTGTCGCTGGTTCGATTCCGGCTCTGGGCACCACCTTGATTTTCCTAAATAATTAACGATTTTTTGGCTCACCGAAAACCGCCCGTTTTGGCTCCCTTGGTAGCACATTGGTAGCAGCGCTAAACGTGGTAGCAAGGGCCGAAAAAAGAATGGCCCGCACGATGGCGGGCCGGTCTAGCAATCTCGATAGCGGTTCACATCCTCGCCGCGCTCACGCTCCATCCGGAGCCTATACGGCGAAGCGGGATAACGGTGTTGGAAGTGACCCGGCTTCGGCTTCGGCGCTAAAACCGGTTGTCCCCACATCCACGGTTTCGGCCACCTCTTCCCGGCGCACCGTTCCCACATCCGCCACCGGGTCCAGGCGTTCAAGGTTTGCTTCATTCGGCGCGCTTGCTTCCTTTGAGGGTTCGGCTTCATGGGCGGCGCATTCCTTGGCTTTGGCCAGAAGCCCCCGGCGGGTGGATTCGACAGCGCCGAGCGCGATGGCCCGGCGTCGTGTTGCTTTGCAGATGTCATAATGAGGGGCGCCCGGCTTATCCTGAAACCACCGGCGGATGCCTAGCGCTTCCGCCACAGTGTGAAGCTCCACCAGGCTATCGGCCGCCATGTGGCACGTGACCATGCGGCCGACTTTGTAGCGTGGCGGATCCACGTAAACGGTCATGGTGCCTTCTTCTCGCCGTTTATCCGCAAGAGGGCAACCACCGCCATGGCAAGGGCTACGCCGCCGGAATCGACCGGTGTTGAAAGCCCTACGCAATGCGCGGCGGCGTTTGTGCAGATGACGGCGAAAACGAAATCAAAAGCGGTCTTAATATATGTCATGGCGCAAAATACGCCTTCGGTTGCCTCGCGGCCGCGATGTAAAGCGGGTGGCCGGGATGCCCGTCCGCCGTCACCTTGAGCGCCGCCAAGTTGGCTTCATCGTACCGCCGGGTAAAGGCGCGGCCACGGTCACGGAAGGCGCCGTGGGTTCCCCATGCGCAGATGATGGTTTCAGCGCTCCGGACGATGGCGGCGAGGTGGTTGTCGTTGTCCGGGCCGATGGGGTCCCGATGGGAATAGAGCGCTTCCGGCTTGGTGGTCCGCAAGGCGAAGAGGTTGCCCACGATGAGGCCGCCGAAGCCCCACGCCTTTGCGAAGCCGATACACCGGCGGATAGTGGGGTCGTCTTGCTCCGCGTCCGCCGTGGACGGGTTGAGCATGATAAAGGCGACAAGCGGCTCGCCTACATCCCAATGCCTTTCGAGGCGGTAGCGGTAGGCGCCGCAAGCGGACACCACGGCGGTGGAAGATGGTTTGTTACCGAAAAGATCAAGCGTCATGCCCGAACCTCGATAGCGTAGACCTCAACCGGAGCCGGGCCGAAGTGTGGGTGGGTGATGGTTTTCCGAGTGAACCCGCGCCATGGCAATTCCATGGTTCGCTCCGGGTCGCCGCGCTTTGGATAGCCCTTCGTCAAGACGATGCCGTCGAACTGTTGGCCTTCAAGCCGCTTCGTCCAGTAGGGGGAAACTAGCCGGAATTCTTCGGGCTTAGTCCCGGCGCGGATGGCGTCAAAATATTCTTCCTTCAAGGCAAGGTACAATTTCATCGCTTCACCTCAAATCCGCATTGGCATGAGAACGGCCAATTCACCTTCCGGCGAGTTCTTGGCTCGCATCAGGAAAGGCGAGCTTGGGGAGTCAATCCTCATTTCCAGCCAGTCCGAGCCGAACGCCTTGGCCATGGTGGCGAGGTATTTGGCATTGAAGCCGAACGGTTCGAACTTACCACCGACCTCGGCGCGAGCCTCGCCGGTCATTCGGCCTTCGCTAAACTTGGTCCCGCTGGATAGCTCAACGGCTTCGCCATCCCGTGGCGAAATCTGTAGGGCGTGGCCGTCCGACATGCCTTTGAGCATGGAAGCGAACCGGCGGACATCACCGGCATGGATTGCGGCCGTGACGGTATCCGGCGAACCCTTCGGCACCACCCGGCGCCAGTCCGGGAAGTTCCCGTCGATGAGCTTGGTCGTAATCGTCCAGTCGTCGGAAGAGAAACTAGCAAGCTGGTTATACCACCCGGCGGATCTTTGAGCATATCCGGCGAGCGGGTTGTTTGTCGCCTCTCTATAATCGCCGTGGAAACGCGCGATGCATTGAGCGGTGCCGATGATACCGGCGATGGCGTCAATCGCTTCGTTGGGCACGATAGGCCGCATGGCCCACGCTTCGAGCGAGCCCGGCGCCAACTTCGTTTCACGGGTTCCGAGCTTATGGCCATCGGTGGCGATGGCGCGAAGTGTGTCCGTGTCGAGTTCGAAGCAAACGCCATTGAGGTAATAGCGGGTTTCCTCCGTAGACACGAAGGGCGCGGTGAGGGCTAGAAGGTGGGCAAGAACGCCTTCGGGCATAGGGAAGCCACGGGCGAAGACGGTGGGCGTTTGGAGCTTCGGCGCGTCCGCCGGGTCCAAGGGGTAAAGCGCGGCGTTGTAGCGTCCGCATTTGATCGTAACGGCGGCGGCATCCCGCGCCTTCTCGAAGCTAATGGTTTCGCCGTCCGCATTGGATACGAAGGCCAAGAGCGTCTTTAATGGCAACGCCACGGCTCCCATTCCTTCGGCGGCAAGTGTGGCTTCCAGGCTCAAGTCGATGCCGTACCACGCCACCTTCATCCGGGCGCCGAGCCCGTCAAACGCAAGCACTACATAGTTCAAGATTGGGGTGGTATTGCTTTTCTCGGCGTGCTTGGCGAGAAGCTTAAGGCGGGCCGTGAAGGCGCGGGCATCAACGGAGCCGCTGATTTCGCCCGGTCTAGAGTCGTTAGGCGTCTTTCCCATTTCAGTTGCTCCACGTGTCCAGGTATTCGCCGGTAGGGCTGATGAAGTCGGCGGCGCGGGCATCACGCCAGCGGGTTTCGAAGCCGCCACCTTCGGCCGGGCGCTCCTCTTCGATGGTGACGATGAGCTTTCCGCGCCAGCTAATGCGGTGGCCGGTTTCACCGGTGAACTTCCAACCACCGGAGACATGAGACTTGAACAAACGCATGCGATACCTTCCTTCGATGCCATAGGAATACGTTCCTACAACATCCTTATACGACTGTTGAGGTGTGGGGACGAACCGAGAACAAATTTTTTTCGGGAACGTTGCTCGAACGTTTAACGGGTGAATACGATCAAAGATTGCATTTTGTCCATGTGACACATTGCAGAACTTTGAACGAAGTAAGTGACAACTAATTAAGTGTGTCGCTTTTGTCATAGATGGTTTCCTTTGCGACTTGAGATCGGTGGGCGGCATTCCCATTCAGCCGGGGCCTATCAAGCTGGCGCCTCGCGTTTCTTCGACCGAATTCCGGCGGAAAGTGCTTCTTGCCAAGCGGTGTCGCGGTCTATGATGTCCGTGACGGCATCAAACTCGCGTTGCATTTGGTCCAACGTCATGCCCGCCAGGTCGGCGGCAAACTCGCGTATAGCGCTAGCGTCGGCAAGTTCTTGCGGGTTGATGCACGGCGCGTCTTTCCCGCCTTCGAACACGTATTCTTTCCAATGCGTCCAGCACCAACGGCCGTCGCGGTGTTTCAGGAAGCCCCAACGGCGCCCAATTCCACCGCGCCACACGATTGTGATTATCTTCCTATTGGTGCTGACGAAGTGACCGGTGACGCCACTAGGCCACTTATGTGAATCCCATCGGCCAAGAACGCGGTGGCAATGCTCCGCCGGGCGATAGGTGAGGCGGAAGGCACGGACGATTTGGCGAGTTATCGAGAAGCCGCCAAGGCCGTCCGGTGTGGCCACTTCTTCCACGTATGGCGTGAGCGGGAACGTCCAGAAATCCCACGGGTGGTCGTGGCAGTCCGGATCCGCATCGCCACGGTGGAAGATGTGGAATCGGAGACGGCCAAGCCATGCGCGTGTCATGTAAGGGGTGTCGTGATGGCCTTCGGCGCCATAGATGGTGTGGAAGCCGAAGAGGCCGGTGGCAGATTTATGCGGCTTGTTCTTTGCTGGTGCCGTCATGCGGCTACTTCCTTCTTTGGCTGGTTACGCCGCATCACCACCCGAAACCCGAAGGACTCGACGAGGCTGACAAAACGGCTAAGTGTGGGGTCGCGGTGGCGCTTGAGCCACGAATAGAAAGAGTTCGATGCCACCGAAGTGGTGGCCCGCAATTCCTTCGTGGAAAGCTTTTCGTCACGGCGGGCTTGGTCGATTGCCGCCATGGCTATGCTTATGTTGTGCAGACTGTAGACGGGATGCGGCGGCGTGGTGCCGACCATCACGATTTCGAAGCCAAGGGTTTGGGCCACGGCCACAAGGTTCGCCAGTTGCGGCGAGCGTCCAGCGCTCCGCCAGGCATAGAAGGAGTTCACGGAAACACCGGACTTCTCTTCCATGTCGCCGAGTTCCATGCCGAGCAAAACGCGCTCTTTGGAAAGGGCGTTCATTGCGGTGCGCTGGTCGGCAAGATCATATTCGCCTTCGTTGAGTGTCATGCCGCGCGCTCCATCCGCATCCGGTCGCGCAACCTGATTTTTTCCGGCGCCGACAAGTTTCCTGCGATTTGATTGCATTCGTGGTGGGCCAAGAACCTGTTGGCGAGGTGGTCCGGGCCGCCGTGGGCAATACAAACTAGGTGCTCTGTGGTCGCCTCATAGGCTGGCGGAACTGGCGTTCCGGGCGGCGCCACGACCTCGCCGCAAAAGAAGCATTCGGAGCCGTCACGCTTCACAAGGGCGCCGTATAGCTGGCGGAGTTTCGAGTTTGAGCGCTTGCGGCGGGTCGCTGCGAGCGCAATGGAACCGTTGGCGTTGTAGACGCGGACGATTTCGAGAAGTGCAACGGGCCACCTTTGGGCGCCGTTGCGGTTCTTGTGCACGATGTGCGTTCCCGTGCTGGTGCGGACCCGTAGCACCTCCCATTCGGAAGTCGGTTCCAACACCTCGGCACCGTTTTCGGTAAGCCACACCGCGAAGTGATCAAGGTCGCGGACGGTCATACGATTAGCCCGATGTCTTTGGCGACCTCGCGGGACATCGTGAATTCGTAGACCGTGGCGGCATCGCAGATGGGCGAGAAGCCAACGGGCTCGAAGTCAACATTGGCCAACGGGATAATGACCGGGCGGGCGGGAAGGCCGTGGGAAACCACGACCGCCCTTTCGTGCGCCTCAAGGATAGGGGCGCGGATGGTGACGAAAGGCAGGACCATTATTCCATACCTCTCGCGAACGCGACCACGTCATCGAACTGAGAAGGATCAAGTCTCAAGATGCCTTCAAGGTCGGGCCAATTGTCCGACGTCCGTTGAAGAAGCTCTTTCCGTTCCTCTTCTTCGGTCTTGGCCGAATTCCATGCGTCACGATCAAGGTTTTCCGTAATGGCGGCTTCGATGAGCGCGTCGATAACGGTAGGTTCAAGCGCGTCCAGTTCCCACGAGGACTCGCCGAATTCTTCGATGTATCCGGCGGCACGGGAGTCCGTTTCCTTCGCCGGGTTCGGCGGCGGGTCGTATTGCTCGATTTGGTCCATGTTGAGCGCCAGGCGCTTAACGGTCACGCCGTACCGGGCGAACATGGCGAGCCGGTCCCGGTTATCTCGCGTCATGTCCATGCCAGAAGGGTCGTGGTCGCCAAGGTGAAGCACGATTGGTCGGATGCCTTGCGCTATCAGGCGCGCGAACCGCTTCCCGGCGCTGTATTGTTCCGATTGGGAAGAGTAGCCACGGCATGCGAAGTAATCGACCCGCCACCGCGTGCACACCGGTTGAACCACGCCGACCAGTGCGTCTTTCTCAATCCAGACTTCGGGCCGGAATGATTGGGTTTTCTCCCACAAGTCTTCTCGGTAGCTGTGAAGCGCGGAGTTGATGACATCGGAAGGTGTTTCCCAAGTCGGAACGCCGCGAAGATTGCGGGTCCGGTCTTCGATGGAATCCCAATCGATTTGACCAGCGAGGCGGGCGTCGTTGATGACGGAGCCAAGGCGCTTATATTCGCTTTGTTTATTCGGAATCAGGTCGCGCGAAACGAACTGATAGTAGAGTTGGCGCAAGGTGAGCTTGAACCCTTGGCGCTGGTAGGCGGAAATAATCGCGTTCGCTTGTTCGATGATCTTTACCGAAGACCGATTGAACCGCTTGGTAATAAACTTTTCCCTCATGTCGATTGATCCGAAATAGGAGCGGGGAAGAGGCGCGCGGCGCGCCTCCGAGTTATGCGGTGGGGCGGGTTTGCGAACGCACGTTGCCTTCTTCGAAAGCCTTCAAATCGGTTTCCCGATAGACGACGCGGCCGCCTAGCTTGACGTAAGAAGGGCCTTTGCCTTGGCAGCGCCAACGCGCGAGGG